AATAATATTATTATTGCCTTGTTTAGTTCAATTATTATTACCAATTTATTATTGTCAATGAATTATTTAAAAAATATTGATACAATAGAAGATCTTCAAAATAATGACAATTGCTGCAATGGAGCAACATTTTATACTTCAAATTTATTAAATTATAATGCTTTAAATGAAAATATAAATAATAAAAATGTTTGTGACACTATGATTTCTGATATATGTGGACATCTCGCATCTATTTCTAATAATGAATCAGTGCAAGCAAGATTTTTTACAAAGTTATATTCAAATAATGATTATATGAAAGCAAAAAGCATATGCGACACTATGGATCCAAATAGTTCTACATATAATATGAAAGGATCATTGTTTAAAAAATCCGAAACAAATATTAACGTATTAGAAAGTCCTAATACATTACCTAAAGATATATTAGATGTAATAGCATTTAGTAATATTAGAAATAATTTAAATAGTAATGACAAAAATATTTTAGAAATAAATGTTATTACACCATTACAACAACTAAATGATGATTTATTTGCTGTTACAAGACAAAATAATTTACAAAGACAAGCAACTATTTCAGACTTAACAACTGCTGAGAGAACTCAATTAGCAACTATAAAAGCTACATTAAAAGAATTGTATAACTCATCTAATACATCATTAATAACAACAACAAAAACAGACACAAAATATACATTATTAGGTAAAAATAATACTACAAATACTTATCAACCAATAGGAACACAATATATATTAAATATAGACCAATTTTTTGATTGTTCAGGTGTTGTTCAAACTAGTAATAGGGGAACATTTTCGACATCTGATATACTAGATTTAAGTAATAATAATTATTTTGGAACATCTGGTCGCCCTATTAATCAAGGTGGATTAGGAGATGCCAGTTATAATCCTTATGGAACTCTAACACAAGCAGATTTATACCCAAGCAATAAAGATTTAGAAATGGAATTACGCAGATTAGAAACATTACCAGCATCAGGAAATGCTCCTGTTAATGTAATAACGAGTTATTTAAACGCAATAAATAGTTTTTATGAAAAACAAATACAAAATTTGACTGGTCTTAAAACTAACACATTTACTAAAGATTCAATAGAAGATATATATAGTATTAAAACAAAACAACCTACATTTTTTACGTATGATAATACTTATAATAATGAATATCAATGTCAAGATAGTATAACAGGAAATTCAGCATTTAAATATTGTGGTCCTTCTGCGTATTATGAAATTCCCAAATTTTAATATAACTTTATGTTTATGAATTTTGACTTTTTTGACTTTTTTCACTTTATAAATTATATATTATATATTATATATTATATAGTTTATATATAATATAAAATGTATGGTTACGATCCTATATTTTTAGAAAAAAGAAAATTAAATGAATGGTTACAAGAATCAGAGGATAATATTTTAGTAATTTTTGATAAAAATAGTTTAAACTTTTCTGCGTCACCAAATAGTCCTATGAAAAATAACTCACAAGACAAAATTTTTTGTTTAAAAAAACAATATTTATTTAACCCAGAAATAAAAGACATTTTTGTAAAATGTTTTATAGAAAATGAACAACTTATGGTAAAACAAACATATAGCACTAAAGCAACTTATAACAATATAGGATATTATATTAATAAAAATGTATTGATTGACATAAAATCTCTCAAACCTTCATTACATAAGGAACGCATTTTTAAAGTTGTAATAAATAGTGAAGAGGAAGATAAATATGGAGAGAATATGTATATTTCAAAAGAAACTCTGGAATTGTCTAAAATTGGACTATTTAAAATCAAAAAATTAAATGTTGCTGATAAAAAAATAGACAATAAAAATATTCCATATAAAGAAGACGTGTATTTTGAAAAGTTATTATCAAAAGCATTGTTTGATTATTCTTATAAATGGGACGGACCAATAAATTCTTATTTACGAACAGGTCTCCCCTATTTTTTGACTCCTATTTTTAATAAAACATATAAAGTTTATGGAAACACCAAAAAAGAAGCTTGTTTAGCAATTATTGCTAAAGTAGAAGATTTAGATAGAGCATTTTTAGAAGCAGCACCAAGACACGAGCGACCTTTTAGAACATATTATAGAGGAATGAAAGAACCTTTTACAAATTTGATAAATGTAGGTGATTCAGCAACCATTCCTAACTTTATTTCTATTACCAATAATTATGGAGTGGCATTAAATTTTTCAGATATAAAAAAAACACAATGTTGCATATATGAAATAAATATAGCAAATGGTGTTCCATATATAAATATGATAAATACAACTAAATACAAAGCTGAACAAGAAACATTATTACCTAGAAATTTAAAATTTACTATTACAAATAAACATACTACAGCCACAATTCAAAAATATTTTGTATCAGTTTCATTACAAAATAATGACCAATTCAAAATTCCTAGTGGATGTAGTAAATTTTATTTAGGTAAATTAATTCGTGTTAAGTCATCATATTTAGACTTGGCTACAAAACCAAAAAAGGATGTAGTTATTTTGAAAAATAAAAAAACAACAAATTCAAAACGAGAACGATGCCCTAATGGAACTCGTAAAAATAAAATAACCGGAAATTGTGAACCTATAATTACAACTAATTCTGTTATAAAAGAAAGAAATCCAGTAAAACAAAAAACCAAATCTAAACGATGCCCTAATGGAACACGTAAAAATAAAATAACTGGATTATGTGAAAAAATTAATGAAGTTTAATTTAGTTTATTAATAAATAAAAAAATTCTTTAATATTATTAGTTATTAATAATAATATGAGAGATTGTTGTGCTAACACAAAAAGAGCCAAAAAATGTAAAAGAAAAGATGGAAAACTATTTAGTCTTCCGCGAAAATTTACTAAAAAACGATGTGCTCATATTAAAGGTTTCACTATGCGTTCATCTTGTGCACCATATAAATATTGCTAAATTTATTTACTATAAGTATAAAATAGAAAGGCCGCAGTGGCCCCCAATAACTGAGCAATTATATATACTACAAATTTGGCAGCATCTATTTTATTAGATAATAGCATCATATAACTTACTGCTGGATTGAAGTTGCCACCAGAAACTTTGCCACCAAAATAAATAACCGATGCTAAAGTAATACCTATTGCCAATGGATCACCTGACATTAAAATTACTGCCAAGAAAATAAAAGTCCCTATGAATTCTGTGAAAAATTCTAACAACATTTTATATATATTTAAAATATAAATTCTAAAATACAAATTATAAAATATAAAATACAAAATATAAAATATAAAATATAAAATATAAAGAAAACATCAAACCTATATAAAGTTATGAATAAAACTGGAACAAAATCTACCATTTATGACCCAGATACAGATTCTGTAAAGCATGTAGATGATACATATGATGGCAAACCATTTTTTAGAAAAAATTATGGTAAACCTCATCCATTCTTAGATTATTCAAAAAAAGCAGAAAGTGCAATAGTTAAAATATTAATGGAACATCCACACCCACATCCTAATATTGTATATTATTATGACATTAATAGTAAATATGTTGACATGGAACAAGTAGAAACACATAAATCAAATCCATTATATGACCCATCTATGACACGCGAAGACTTAAATGAAATAATAGAAGTAATGAGTAAAGTAAAAGATTTTTTACAAGCACTAGGAATTATGTATATAGATTGGAAATTCGATAATATGGGAAAATCTGTATATGGAAAATATAAATTATTTGATTTTGATGCGTCTGGACTAATTGATTTAAAAACGCAACAATGGAAACTTAAAGCAAATCCTATATATTGGAGTTATAATGAGGCAATAAAAAATGGAGCAAAAACACCAAAAGAAATAGATGATTGGTCTTTTAACTATAATATTATTGAAGAAGGAGAAAAATTGGTTACAAACACATAAATAAAAAAATTTTACCATAAATAAACATGACTTAATATTTTAGCATTATAATAACCATTTGATTTTCTTTTTTCTAATGCTATTGCTTGGCCTCTTTTTTTTGTGCCGGAATGTCTATTAAAATAATTTTGCATACGTTTGCGATCATTATGATTTTTATAAGCATATAATTTTAAAGGTTTTTTGTGTTGTTTTATTTTTAACATAGGCAGTATATTTTTTACCTGTTATTTTACTTCTCTCAAATTTTATTATTTTTTCGCGCATATTTTATTTTAAATTATATATAGTAAAATAAAATAATATAGTGTGTAATAAAAATATTATACTATATTAAAATAATATGAATGTACCCATTAAATATTTACCTAAACATATAACTAAAAAAGATAAAAAACTAATTTCAAATGAATTAAGAAAATCACGCAAAGCATATAAAAAAAATAAATATATTACACGAAAGCAAATTTCTTCATATAAATCTAAACCTTCACAACATATATTAAATGTTAAAAAATTATATAATATTGATAAATTAGTAGTTAATTCTAATCTCTCCAAAAAAACAGGGTGTTCTATAAATTCATTACGCAAAATTGTAAGTAAAGGACAAGGTGCTTATTATTCATCTGGTTCAAGACCGAACCAAACCAGTCATAGTTGGGGACTAGCACGCTTGGCTAGTTCTATTAGTGGAGGAAAAGCATCAGCAGTAGATTATAAAATATTAGAAGACGGATGTAGCAAATCATCTAAAGCACTAAGATTGGCTAAAAAGGCAAAAATAAAATATAATTTTGGAACACGTAGAGTAAGAAAAACGAGATTATTATAACTCGTAAATTTATTTAGAATACACTAATCCAGCAAAACCATTTTGAAATAATAATATATTATATTTTTCTTCTAGCACATGTAAATTATAATTATATTTATAAATATTAGTAGGATCTTTTGATACTCCTATAATAGCACCTGTTTCATCGCATATAGTTGTAAAATTAGAATTTATCTCATCAATAGGAGGATTACTATAATTATTATACTCAAATTCAATAGTTTTAAATAAATTAGTATTAAATGCCCCATTTGGTTGTTGCTTAAAAGGATCTGTTGTAAGTGAAAAATTATAACAATATAATCCTGTTTTTGAACATGCTCCATTAGATTTATTATATTTTTCTAGTTTGCTAAAAATATTACTATCAAATTCTTGTTCTCTATATTTACCATCACAAATTATAGCAAAATTTTTCATTATTTCACATTGATTTGTTTGTGAATATACATCCGGACTATAGCCTGTAATATAAATATTTTTTGAAATATCACCACTATAGGTAAAATGTGGACTATAATATCTAAATTGACTACTAATTCTAAGTTTTTCTAAATCATTGGGAATTTTGTCTTCATATAACCAATTAGTATAATTGGACCATTCATTTCTAGAAGCAACATCACTTCTTTGAAAATACCACATCCAACCACTTATTAAACCTTTTGACTCTATTTTAACTTTGTTTGATTTTATAACTTTTTCAAAATTATATTCATTTATTTCTCGTATTAAATAAGTCTGACTATTTTTGGCAAAATGTTTTCGTTCTGTTTCATCTAAAAAACATTGTGTACATATTAAATGAATATTACTATTTATTGTTGTTCTTAAATTTACATAAGCATCAATATTAGAACTTAAATCTCTAATTGGTGGCGGATGTATAAATCTTTTAAATTGGTAAGCTAACACGTTCTGTGTTGCTTGAATTTGTGGAAAATTGTTATAGGGTGTAAGATTATTAGAATTATTGTATAGCACGTCTGTTATTGTATATAATTCCATTATAGGTCTTAATGTAAAATCTATAACTAAATCACTATATTGTAAACATATTAATGGTAATGCCATTAAAGATGACATAGAAAACCAACTATTTATTGGTACATACAAATTATAATCACGTATTGATGGTTCAATACCACTAATATCAGTATTATCATCATAAAGATTAAACGCACTTGGATAATTATTGTTTCTATTATTATAATTGGCAGGGTCATTTAATTCGCTAATATTTCCTGTCATCTTATCAAAAATTGCTTTTTTATGGGCATCAAAATCACGCTCTACTATGTTTTGTAAATAATGACCACTAAATTTTTGTATTGTTGTGCCATCAATAGTTATATTCACTTCTTTAATTATTTGACAACCAATATTTTTAATCCATTTAAACTCATATGGTCTATACTCATTGGCATACTTTAAAACTGGACTCCATATTTTGGGTAATTTTATTACTAAATACATATCCATTAGCAAATCTCCGTAACGCAAAATTTTGAAACTAAACTTGGTAATTTTTGTAATATCTAATTCTGTTTGTCCAACTTGATCAATTCTGAATTTTTGTAATCCAAAATTTGTATATTTAGAATAGGTTGACTTGAAAAAACTTTTAGTTGGATTGCCAGTCAAAATTATATTTTGATTGCCCAGCGCTATTAAATTTAATAGTCCACCTGCCATTATTAATTAATATAACATTATAATTTTTATTTATGTTATAATATATTTTAAATTTTTTATAGTAATTATAATATATAGTAATTATAATATATAGTAATTATAATTATTATGCCAAATCAAGAAACAAAGATACAAACTCCAGGAACAATGATTGAAGAACCTAAAATAACAAAATTAAAAAATCATTTAACACAACTAGTAAAGAAAAGCGGAATTACCGGAATTACAATAATTACTAGTGTTATTATTATTATGTTATTACTGACTTTATTTATTTGGATTTTTCATAAAATAGGATTAAAAGATGAAACCTGTAACAAATTTTCAACAAATTCTACAAGCACAAGCAACGAGTCTTATTTTAATAATGATAAAACTATTAAATCAGATGCTCTACCTTATTTTGATAGTTCATATAGTATATTAATTAATTATTTTGTTAAAAGTTCATATAATAGTTGTTGTGGAGGTGAATATAAGAATAACTTTGTTTCTTTATGTGCTTTAGAAAAATGTATTAAAGATGGTTGTAGATTTTTGGATTTTGAAATTTATTCATATAATAACATTCCAATAGTTGCTTCGTCAACAGCAAATAATAATTATATTAAAGAAACATACAATGCTTTACTATTAGACCAAGTATTAGAAACAATAATTGAGCTTGCTTTTACATCTGCTACTGCTAATAATAATAATAAAGGAACAGCTTGTCATAATGACCCATTAATTTTAAATTTTAGAGTAATGAGCACAAATATAACTATGTTACAGGAGATGGGTAAATTATTTGAAAAACATATTCCTTTAACTGGTGATAAATTTTTATTTCAGAAAGATGATGCTGTCTTGAATATGAGAATGAAAGGTTTATTCCAAAAAGTTATAATTATATGTGATTTTAATCCAGATCCAAATATTCTTTTAAATGATAAATTAACAATACTAAAAAATTATGTTAACTTAAAAGGAAAAGGTACAAAATGTAATACTTTTAGATATAATACTACAACAACTATTGACAATACAAAAATAAGATTTACAATAGTATTACCAAATTTAGATAATTCAACACAAAATTTTGATAGTATTAGTTCATTTACAAGTGGATGCCAGGCAATTTGTATGAAGCATCAGACAGATGAAAATTCAGATTCTAATTTAAAATTTTATAATAATAAATTTAATTCAAATTATGATGATGAAAATAAATTTTCTTGGATATTGAAAGAAGCACACTTAATAAATGTGGCACCCCCCATCTTTTGATACTCCAGAAGGAATAACTTTAGGTGCTACTCCACCAGTAGGCGGAGATGGAGGTGCTAGCCAAAGTGGAGGTGCTAGCCAAAGTGGAGGTGCTAGCCAAAGTGGAGGTGCTAGCCAAAGTGGAGGTGGTGCTGGTCCATTCCCTACTATGGGTAGTGGCGGTACTGGCGTTCCAGAAGGACATGAATATTAAATAAATTTTTAATGATTTATTAAAAATTTTAATAATATATATATTATATATATTATATATATTATATATATTATATATATTATATATATATAATATATATAATTATATGAAAGAATCATATGAAGAAAAAGAATTGAAAATACTAAGAAATGCTATAGACAATGCTACATATATTATTGGAAAAAAATTAGTCCAATCAGATACTATTAAAAATATTATTAGCATATTAGAAACTTTTTTACGAACGCATAAAATATTATGTTATGGCGGAACTGCTGTAAATAATATACTACCAGAACAATATAGATTTTATAATAAAAATATTGAAATACCTGATTATGATTTTTTTTCACCTTATGCTATGGAATATGCGAGAGATTTAGCAAATATATATTATAAAGCAGGATATGAAGAAGTGGAAGCCAAATCAGGAGTTCATAGTGGAACATATAAAGTATTTGTAAATTTTGTTCCAATTGCCGATATTACTTTATTAGACAAAAAATTATTTCAAAATGTCTCTAAAAAAGCAATAAAAATTAATGGAATTAATTATTGTCCGCCTAATTTTCTACGTATGGCAATGTATCTTGAATTATCACGCCCTATGGGAGATGTATCTAGATGGGAAAAAGTCCTAAAACGTATTAGTTTATTAAATAAAAATTATCCACTAAAAGGTATATTATGCGATAAACAAGATTTTCAAAGAAAATATGAAGGAAAAGAAGAGGATCAAGCAGCCATATATGAAATTACCAGAACTTCATTTATTAATCAGGGTTTAGTTTTTTTTGGAGGTTACGCATCAACTTTATATAGTAAATATATGCCATATAAAGAAAGAAAACAAATTTCCAATATTCCAGATTTTGATGTATTAAGCGAAAATCCACAAGAAAGTGCTACTATTTTGAAAGAACAACTAATCTATGAAGGTTATAAAAATGTCAAAATTTTTAAAAAACAACCAATCGGAGAATATGTCGATATTCATTATGAGGTTATTGTCAACAATGATGTTATAGCGTTTATTTATAAACCTACTGCTTGTCATAGTTACAATATAATAAATATTAATGGACAAAAAATAAAAGTGGCATCAATAGATACCATATTAAGTTTTTACTTAATATTTATATACGCAAATAGACCTTATTACGATGAAAACAGATTGTTATGTATTGCTGAGTATTTATTTAAAGTTCAGTTAAAAAATCGTCTTCAACAAAAAGGTTTGTTGCGAAGATTTAGTGTATTATGTTATGGAAAACAAAAAACATTGGAAGATATGAGAGAAGAAAAAGCAAAATTATATGCCAAAATTAAAACAAACGAAGTATCACGTAATTCAAAATTATATAATATGAATTTTTTTAGATATATACCTAAAGAAGATTATGACATTAAAAATAAATCAAAAAAAAATATAAAAAAACGTGCTAAGCGCACAAAGAAACGCAAAAATTATTAAACCATGTTTGTATTTGTAGAGATAATTTTATTTATACATCATAAAATATTCTACACTTTTTATGTTTTGTCGATGCCAATTTATATTTCTTACAAGGAGTTTTTGTAGATCTTAATTTTAATAAATTAAGTTTATTATATATTTCTTTATTTATTATTTTTTGGTTTGGTTTTTTTTTATTAAAAATATATTTTACATAAGAAATATAAGGAGCAAACAATTTTGTATTTTCTACTTCAGGATGGCCTTGAAATCCAAAAAATGGATATTTTTTATGCTTGATTATATCTACAAACTCTTTTTTATTTTTATCTAAACAAGTAGCAATAACTTCGTAGTTTTTTATTTTGTATTTCGAATCAGCAGCTAGTCTATGACTATGATATAATTTCTTGGTTTTATTAAATTTAGATTTAAATAAGTTTCCCATAGTGGTATTTTTAAATTTTGGTATTGTTTTAATACCATCTGAGTTTACATTAATAAAAGTGTTTTTTATGTTTTTATTTGATATAGCAATTTTATTTTCAATCAAAATCATACATTGATGACTATGACATATTGATAATATTGGAATTATTATTTTATTAGCAGCAAGCATTTTTACTTTTTTTACTATATATTTTTGTGTTGAAAAATGTTGTTTAATAAATTTGTTATCATAATAATTTCCACGATGATTTGCTGTAAAAAATAAACCATCTAAATTTGGCAGTATTTTATTTAACTCAAGTTTTGTAATAGTGTATGGAATTATAATATAATCAATTGAATATTTTTTTAAAAAACTTATTATGTCTGCTGTTAAAAATATTTTATTAGATACAAATTGTTTTTTAGTAACTGGATCTTTTATATAAGGAGTAGGCAATATACCTATTAGAGGTTTGGTTCTATGTATATTCATAGTATACTATTATTAGTATATATATTTACCAATTAGTAAATATATTTACCAATTAGTAAATATATTTACCAATTAGTAAATTATTACTAATAATGCTTACATAGCGTCATAAAATATATAAAATTTTACTAATTAATAATTATTACTAATTATTATTAATTATTATTACTAAAGTATATTTACATTCTTGGGAAACCAACCAAATTAGCACCAATGCCAAAACCAGCACCAGATCTAGCAGTTACACCCATAGTAGGAATGAAAGTATCTAATATAGAGAATGTGGCGGCGGCCATTAAAGCAATAATAGCAATTTCTTCCATTTTCAATGGTTTTTGTGGAATGACAAAAGCAACTATTGCCACCATTAAACCTTCAATCAAATATTTCACGGCTCTTTTAACTAATTCACCCATACTGAAATTCATTTTGTTTTATAATAATACTCGAGAAAAAAATTATATTTATACACAAATTAAATTTAATTAATTAAATTAATTTAATTAATTAAATTAATTAAAATTTAACTATATAAAATTGCCTAAATAATTATTATTTAAAATTAAATTTTATTTATAATTTATTTAATATAATGTTTAAATTTAATACTTAAAATTATATTAAAATACTAATTTATAAAATGTTTAATAAAAAATCTTCTAAATCTAAAGATAAAGATAAAGATAAAGACAAAGATAAAGATAAATTAGTTAATAACTTAGAAAAAGCACAATATGTAGATTTATTAGATGAAGATAAACCTATAGGTGGTCAAAAATACGTATGTCTAAGTTTTATTTCTCCTGAAGACCATATTAAAAATAAAGAATTATTTTATTTTGAAAAATTCCTAAAGAACTTTGAGTTTAAAAAAACTTTTGAAAAATATACACAATTTTTGAGTTTTTTAGCATACAAATATAATTTAGATTTTAATAAGTTAAGCAAAGATATGGAGGAGTTTGTAGAAGAGGAAAAAGAAAATTTATTTTTAACTACGCTAGATGATGAATATAAATCATTTATTGATGCTAAAGAAGAACTATTACAAAAAGAGTATAATGAATTACACGAGTTTCAAACAAATACAAGAGGTATTAAAGTGCGAGGTGTATTTGGTTCACAAGAAGAAGCAGAAATGAGATGTAAGATGTTAAGAGAACATGACCCAAATCACGATGTTTATGTTGGCGCAGTCGGTATGTGGATGCCTTTTCATCCAGAAGCATATAAAACAGGACGCGTAGAATATTTAGAAAAAGATTTAAATGAACTTATGAGTCATAAGAAGAAAAATGATGAAATTTCTAAAGAACAATTTAAAGAGCGTGTAAAAGAAAGTAAAAAGAAAGCAATTCAAGAAAATATTGCTAAAGCTCAAAAAGAAGGTAATAAATTAATGCAAACTATTGATGAAGAAGGTAATTTAATAAATGCGGACAGAATGGATGTTCCTGGTAAAAATCTGCTTTTTGGCAACAATGAGGACGATGATGTATCTACTGCTGATTTGCGCAAAGAATTATTTGAGGCCGAAGACGTTATTGTGGGAAGAAAGAAAGATGACGATCACGGATTAGGAGAACTATTAGAAAGACAAAAAGAACGTGCTAAAAAAATAGCAACATCAGAAACAACAAAAGGAGAAATGAGCAATTTAGAACTATTGGCTGATTGTGCTATAAAAGAAATTAAAGATTAAAACTTAAACATTAGTTATTTATATATTTTCTAAATTTATAATATTTATTGAAAAATATTATATTATATTATAATAATATGTTTGGCAAATACAAAAACAAATCTAGTAAAAAAAAAATACGTTCAAGAAAGTCAAGAAATAATAGAGGAGGTCTTGTATTTGTTGGTGGTGGAATAGGAGATGACTTTAGTGGTATTATAGATCGTGCAATTAAATCACATATAATGCACTTACCAGAGTGGTGGGACGAGGGTGAGGAAGACAAGAAATTATTAGACACTATTGTTACTACTCTTAATACGTTAAAACCTGCCGCTAAATTACAATTTTTAAATAATCGAGTATATTCTAGCATATTAGAAAAAGAAGCAGAATTTAAAACTTCTCCTATATTATATTCAATATATAATTTTGTAGTATTACGTATTGACAATAGTGGTGTCGAAGAAGCTGTGCTAAATATTAAAACACATCTATATGATTTAGTAACAGCACATATTAAAGAAGTTACATTAGGCACAATTAAAGCAGACCGCTTTATGTTCTATTGTAAAATGTTGACTAGTGTTCGTGATAGTCTTGAAGGAAATTTAATTGAAATTGTAAGAAAAAAACTTGAAGGTCCTGGTGTTAGTGACTACATGAGGTAGAATACAGCATTAATAATTTATAATATTTTTAATAAATATTATAAATAACTTTATTACCATTTTGTTTTGCGGACATTTATTTTAGGTCCTTTTTTCTTATCTCTTATATTTGGGTCATACATTTCTTCTTCATTATCAGAATCTAAATTTTTGCTAATTTCCCAAAACTCTTTTGAACCTAATTTGAATGCTTTATGATGGTCTGCTTTATACCAAAAAATTTGGTCCTGTAATTTATTGGATTTAGCATTATTATTTATTACTAAACACTCAAAATTTTCCGTACATTGATCCATTACTTGACAAAAACTTTCAAAAGTTGGAAACATACCAGCATAATTCTCATAAATACGCCGCCTATTTGCTATATATGGTTCGCGTAAAATGAAAACATAATCAATATTTGTGCGTAAATTTGGAGGAATACCTAAAGGATATTGCATAGTGATTACCAACATTATTTTCCAATGACGCCCATTCATAAAAAGTAGACGCATCATTTTATCTTTAGTCCAACTACCATCATATAAACAATCATCTAATATAACAAACGCACGAGGGTCTATATTTGATTTTTTATAAACCTCTATTTCTTTTTTTACTTGCTTCAATACTGTTTTTTGCCTTTTCAAAATATTTTCTATAATAGCAGTATTATATTCATCGTGAATAAAAAGTTTTGGAACATGTTCAGCATAAAAACCATTACCGGCTTCTGTTCCACTAATAACAGTTCCAATTGGTATATCTTGATGATAATAAAGAAGATCTCTTACTAAATATGACTTGCCTGTATCGCGACGACCTATTAAAACAATAACAGGACCTTTATTTTCATCGGGTCTAAAACTGATAGTTTTAATATCGAATTTTTTTAATTCTAATGTCATTATGTTTAATAATAATATTATATAATCCAGGATTTAACTAAATAACTTTAGATTTAAACATAATAATCTTAGAAATATTTAGTAATATTTAGTAATAATTAGTAATATTTAGTAATATTTAGTAATATTTAGTAATATTTAGTAATATTTAAAAAGAT